CTATGTCTGTGAGAAGGAATACGGTCTAGCCCGTAATTATACATAATTTCAGTTGTTTCTGCTTTGTTATAGTAGTACAGATAGTCGGAAGAAAATGTCATGATTTTTTTCCGTTAAAAAATAAATCCTTTTCTGTAATTACTCTAAAGGTGTAACCTTGACTTTTACAATATCCCATAGCTGCGGCCCATTTAGCATGATTTATAGCAACAATCATTCTGTCCTTTGCAGTAGCTGCTTTACTTTCAATAATACTTTGTTTTTGTGGTTTTATTTCTACTACTTCTGCTACTTTTTTGCCAAACTTATTTTCATAAACTACAAAAAAATCAGGAACATATATGGTTGGTTTACCTGTTAAAGGATGCTTATATGGAATTCGTAATGCTTCACTGGCCCAATACAATACATTATTATGTGTATCACAAAATGTCATAAACGTAAGTTCCCAACCTGAGCGATACTTGGGAGAATGTTTTCCTATATATTTTTGAGGATTTTTTGGGGTATAAAAACCTTGGGCCCATTTTCCCATATCATTGTACTATATTTCTCGCTACAGGTATATTAGGCCTAGGAACAATACTTATTCCATATAATGAAGTTTTTGATTTTAAACTATTTAAATAAAAACAAATAATTTTATTCATTTGTAATTTACTGCCGGTGCCCTGTATTTCGTCTAACAAGTCTAATACATTTAATCCGGTTTCGGTAGCTGCTCTAAATAAAACTGCTGTAAAATTTTGTGCTATGCTTGTAGTTGAACATACGCTAGAAAAATATCCATATACAATATCAAATTGATCAGCACCAACTGTTACATCGGTAGAATAAAAAGAATCAAAAATTCTAATAGTTCGATCTATATTGGATCTATTATCTATTATTCTAGCCACTAGTTGCACCTATAAATGTTACTTGAGAACCTGCATAAGGATATATCCCTACTCCCTTAGGATATTGTATTGCTAACATTGTGGGATATCCAGCACCTGGATTGGGTGTGGATTGACCTATAGGATATAAAGTAGATATGTTTCTATTATAATTTGGGTTATTTCTTAATGTTACTGACAGTGCTGCCACAGATTGTAATGGGTCTGAAGTAACTAACCCCGGTGTTTTTTGATAGTTATAAGCTACATTTGGATTATTTAACATGTTATACCTTTTTATTATTGATTCACATAACCACCGGCTGGTTGAATATAAGTACTGTTTCCTGCAACAGGACTATTATTTCCCCTTGGTGTAATAGGACTTAATACCTTGTCATATGATTCAGTTAATCCAAATCCTTGAACAATATTTCCAGGGGTTTGACCATCCATAGCACCTGCATTATAAACTACAGTTTCATATCCTAAATCCATTTGAATATCCATTGTACCCCCGCCTTCTGCATAGCTATATGTATCATGATTCAATGAATTAATAATTGGATTAATTAATGTATATGCAGTAAATTTATGTTGATTAAATCCAAATATAGTTATATTTTTAAAAAAAGGAATTTTAATTAGACTAGGGTTAGGACTTTCTCCCCAATAACCCCAATTATTATTACCAACAATATTATCTGTATTTGTATAAATGTTTCTATAATTGTAATTAGCATCTGTTGCTGATTGCACTGATCCACCTCCACCCTGAGTTGGTCTAGCAATTCCACCTCTAGCACCTTGAAAGACAGCACCAAAATTTGAACCATCTTTATAATAGTATGTATAATATGCGTCCCATAAACTGGTAATCATATTATCATTATCATCATGAAAATTAATAGTAACAGGATTGTATTTGATTTTAGTTTGTACGATTCTTTTTCTATTATATTGATTAAGTTCAACCGTGTTTATTTGATAGCTAGGTAATTTAACACTTTTAACTACAAGGCCAAAATTGTCACCAGTACTTATATTTTGATCATATGCTGGTTGATTAATTTCAAAATATACATGAAATAAAAATTTAAGTTTAGGTGCCCTTTGATAAACACCAGTTCTAAATATTTTTGCTGCGTGTTGTGCATCACGCAAATTTGCACCAGCAGGAGAATAAGTTCTGCCGTCATTGACAGGACTGGGGTTACCAGTCCTTCTTTGTAAGTTCTCCCCGTTAGAATTAGCCATGCGTTGCCTTATTAGGCTACGCTTGTAGCTGTATCTACTGGGTTTCTTTGTGGTTGTGCTACCTGTCCTACGCCTTCTTGGACTCCGCCGTATCCTGTTTGGATAGCGTTGTCATATTGTACTGTCAATGCTATTTTGATATCTTCGCTAGTGCCGTAGTTAACTGTATTATAGTTAACTGCTTCTAGGTAACAGCCAACTAAATACCATGTTTCAAGTATTTGCGGTATTGCAACTCCATTACCACCGTCTAAAATTTCTAAAGTCATTGAAAACTTATAGTCACTTGCTGAAGCAGCACTGGCTTGTTCTGCCATATCTAATTGTCTTTGCAATTGCGCGCCGATCGCTCTAGTTACTGCACCTGAAGCATCGTCACGCACGTTTATAGATAGTGTTTGCCATGTATGCTTACCTGCCATGTAAATGGTAGAGTTGTATACTGGTAGTGTAATCTTAGCAAACGAAACGTTTGGTCTAGAACAATCAACAACTTGGCGTGTTAATTCGAGACCATCTCCAAGACCAAAATTGAAAAAGTTTAGACGGAATCTAAACTGTAACTTTGGCATCAACAAAGTCTGATTACTAGCATTGGTATCACTTGCTGACAGATTAACTAGTGTTTGTGAGGCTATCGCCATTTTATTTTCTCCTGTTAATATTATTTATCTTTTATTAAGGGACAAAAATGTCCCTTAATCTTCTTACACTGATGATAACTCACCTGTATTCAAAATACGAACTGGGATGTAGATGAATTCAACAGCCTTAACAGGCTCAATCGCAACGTCTACCCAAAGCTCATTTCTATCAATTCTAGCAGGAGTGTTGTTTGACTCATCACATACAACTAGATAATCATAGATACCACGTTTTGCTTGTAAATCAAGCATTAACGATGTTACTACGTTTGAAATTTGACCTCTAGTAAATGCATCGTTAGGTTCAAATACAAACGGTCGTGCTGCAATAGTTAGTTGACGACGAATGTACGCAATTAATCTTGCAACGTTAGTTCTATCTAATGCACTTTGTGAATCAAAGCTTGTTTTATTACCATAATTCAATAAACCATTTCCGGTAAAGAAAACCAAAGGATTTATGAAGTTAATATATAATACATCACGAATTCCTATTCTAGTTTTAGTAGGTTGAAATTCACCTGTAGTTCTATTTACATAGCCGATGTTTGCTGCATTATCAATAATTCCTCTTCTTGTACCTGCTGCTGCTAACCAAGGATAAGCGATAGTATCATTGCGTAAGAAAGTACGCAACATCATGTGTGATGCAGGAACTGCTACTTCATTACCTGATAAATCAAATGCTATTCCACTTGGATAAAACAAACCTAAGAAAGTATTGCGTGTTACACAACCGTTTTCACCTGTACTTGTTGCACCTGCTGCATTTGTAGCCCAAGCTTGAATAGCGGTTGCACTATCAGGTAATCCTAATGGTGTATCACCTAATATATAAGCTGTGTCCCCGCGATCAGCATTTAACACTACCATATTAGGTTGTAATTCAGGGTAATTAGGAGTAGCCATTAAGCTAAAGTAGTTGTCTTCATCACGAATATTAGGATTAGTATCAATCGTAGATCTTAATGATTCAACTACCATTGCTCTTTGGGCCTTACGACCCATATATGGACTACCATTAAATTGTAATCCGCTAGTTGATACCCATGCATCCCTTTCAGTAGGTAGTGATTCACCGGGGAAATTCGTTGAATTAAAATAATTAACCCTATATTGTTTAACATTATAACCTGAACGGCGTGTATTAAACAATAACATTCCCACTGGATATGTGCTTGGACTTGGCGCATCCAAATCTAAATAATTACTGAGTAACAAACTTGCTATTGATGCAATAGGATCGTCTGCTGGATTAACATTACCATTGGTCGCCCAACGAGCATCGGCAAATACTATACCAGTACTATTAACTTGATCCGTATTGTCTATTAATACCCACACATCTTCTCCGTCAACTTGTTGCCAACGAGAAATTACAGGATAATCTTCTAGATTAGTAGTGTCGATCCAAATATCACCGTAAACTAACGGGGTACCATCACTTTGTACAATTGGTGCGGTTGGGCTTACAAGGGGACCAGCTGGATCAGTATTGTTACTACCCGATAACGGGAACCCATTAGAATCATAATTACTATTCCTATAGCCACGCCATCCGTTTGAAGTATTTACCATAAT